CAGTTCGACGCCTGGGCAACGACCTATGCCAGTGCCAAGGCCATCGCCGACGCGCTCCGGGCGGCGCTGAACGGATACAAGGGCACCATCACCAGCGGCGCGGACTCAGTTGTCGTCCAGGCCGCACTCATTGACGGCGAGTCGTCCGAGCCGGATGTGGAAGCCGGACTCGCGCGGGTACGAAGTGACTATTTCGTGTGGTACGTGGAGGCTTAGATTATGGCAAAGCAAGCGGCATTCGGTACGAACTTCTATCTCGGCACGCGCCAGGTGGAATCCATGACCGTGACCGGGGCGGCGGACGCTGGCGGCGGCGATCTGACAGTAACGGTCACGGCCACGGGCATAGCCGGTGTGGTGGTGACCGTCACCGTGGCGGGACTGGACACACCGACCACCGTCGCTACAAAGGTGCGAGCGGCAATGAACGCGCTGGCGACCATCACTGATTATGCCGTGGTGGGCGGGACTGGCGCAACCTTCAGTCTGACCATGCTTCTGCCCGCGGCCAATAACGCCGCGATGGCGATGGTCTTTGATGCCGGCACGAGCGGCTGCACAATGGGGGCGTCAACGGACACCACGACAGGCGCTGCGTTCGTGGCCGTCGCCGCTGTCAAGAACATCGGCGGCCCTTCCCTGAAACTCGATACCGCGGATGTGACTACGCACGATTCTGCGGGCGGATGGGAGGAGTCCGTGGCGACCATCTTGCGCGAGGGTGAGGTCAAGGTCGATCTGGAATACGATCCCCAGGCAGACACCCAGGACGCGACGGCGGTAGGCGGGCTGGCCTATTGCATGAAGAACAAGTTACTGAAGCATTTCAAGATCGTGTGGCCGGACACCACGGCATGGACATTCCCCGGCTATGTGACGGGCTTCGAGCCTGCTGCACCGCATGATAAAGACCTCACGGCCAGCGTGAGCATCAAGATCGCCGGGGCGCCGGTCCTGGCGTAAGGAGAGACGACAATGGCGAAACTTGCAGCCCTTGGCATCACCTTCGGCCCCACTGGGGAAACGGTTGTGGCGAACGTCAAGAACATCACTGGGCCCGGCCTGAAGCTGGACACCGCGGACGTCACTACGCATGACAGCACGGGCGGCTGGGAAGAGGTGGTAGGCACCATCTTGCGCTCCGGTGAGGTGAAACTGGATTTGGTCTATGACCCGTCTGGCGCGACGCACAAGAACGCGGGGCACGGACTTCTCGCCTTGATGGTCGCCAAGGCCGCGCATGGATTTACCCTTACCTTCCCTGATGCGGTGGCCTGGTCCTTCAATGGACTGGTGACGGGCTTCGAGCCTGCCGGGCCGCACGACAAGGATTTGACCGCGAGCGTCACGATCAAGGTGACCGGACAGCCTACTCTGGCGTAAGGAGCAACGATGCCTAGTCTTCTCTCCCGCGCTGCCATCCTGGCGGCGTCTGATTTGCCGCGTGAGACCGTCTCTGTCCCCGAATGGGGCGGTGATGTGCTGGTACAGGGCCTGACCGCGAAGGAGCGCGACGATTTCGAGATCAGCCTGTCGGTTGGCAAGGGCAAGGATCGCCAGGACAACTTCAGGAACCTGCGCGCGCGCCTGGTGGCAAGGGCCGTGGTAGACGAATCCGGGGCGCGACTCTTTGGCGACGCCGACATTGCCGCACTCGGCAGCAAGAGCGCGTCCGTGCTTCAGCGGCTCTTTGAGGTGGCGCAGCGGCTCTCCGGCTTCACCAGCGCGGACGTTGACGAACTGACAAAAAACTCCGACGACGGCCAGAGCGAAGATTCGCCTTCCGCCTAGCCCTGGCCCTGGGCTGGCCGTCTGTGGAGTGGGGCCTACAAAACATGACCGCCCGGGAGTTCACCGAGTGGCAGGCATACTACTCGCTCGAACCGTTCGGCGAGCGGCGTGCGGACTATCGAACAGCGCAAATAGTCCAGATGCTGGCGAACATCAACCGCGGTCCTGATACGAAGCCCTTCCCCCTCTCCGACTTCCTGCCCGATGAGATTGCCCCTGAACCGGAAGAGGAAGAGACGGAGGGAGAAGAGCCCTGGCGAAAACAGATCGAGATGGCCGCGCTGTGGACGGGCGCACTCGGTGGTGAGGATTTGAGGCGCTAATGTCAACACTCATGTCGCTTGTGGTCAAGATCGCGGCGGACCTGTCCGGCCTTCATTCTGGACTGAATGAAGGCAAGAAGAATGTCACCGACTTCGAGCGCGTCTTCAAGTCCGCGGGGCAGAGCATCGGCGGCGATTTCGGACGGGTACTGTCTGACGTTGGCGCTATCGCCGGCAAGGGTGCATTCTTCGGTGGCATCGGTCTCGCCGCGGTCGCCGTCGGCGGGCTCTCGGCTGCCATCCGCGTGGGCATTGACGAGGCGCGGGAGTGGGAGGAGGGCCTGGCGCAACTGGAGGCCGGCCTGAAGTCCACGCATGGCGTCGCTGGCATTACACGCGATACGGTGCTTGATCTCGCCGACTCCATGCAGAAGGAGACGCGCTTCTCGGACGACGCCATCCTATCTGCCTCCAACCTTGCCCTTACCTTCACCAACATCAGCAAAGACGTGTTCCCCGACGTGATCCGGCTATCGGCTGATATGGCGACCGGCCTGCGGATGGACCTGAATAGCGCGTTGATGATGGTGGCAAAGGGCATGCAAGACCCTGTGGCTGGGGCTACTGCGCTTCGCCGCGCCGGTGTCATGCTCACTGACCAGCAAGAAGCCATGATCAAGAAGATGGTCGAGGCAAACGACACCCTTGGCGCACAGAAGATGATCCTGGGCGAGTTGGCAACCGAGTTCGAGGGCCGGGCCGTGGCGGCTGGCAAGACATTCAACGGGCAACTGGACATTGCCAACAATAAGGCGAAGGATCTGGCGCAGACCATAGCCAACCCGCTCATGCCCGCGTTGCAGGGGCTTGCCCTCAATCTGAATACGCTCCTAAACATCCCGCAACTGCAACAGTTCGCCGGCTATCTGGGGAAGACCCTTGCCGGCTTCATCAATCCCTACTCCGCCGCCAAGGAGAGCATTGCCAACATCCAGAAGATGGCGGGTGGGGCAACAGAACTGGGCGGGATGGCCGGGCAGGCGCAAGGCTGGGCTGCCATGCGGGAACAGGTAACTGCCGCCGCGAGCGGTACGGCGGAGTCCCTGGGCGCTCTCGGCATCGCGGCATGGCAGGAAGCAGGCACGCTCAATGCCACGGCCATGGCGCAGATCGAATACAACCAGGCTGCCAGCGCGGGGATGCTCGGCATTGCTGGCGCCGCCAAGTTCGGGGCCGCGGCGCTGGGCACATCATCCATAGCAGCGGCGGAAGCCATCGACAAGCTGGCGGCAGCCTCGTGGGCGGCGGCGCAAGTGTCCAATGCGGCCTCGATGGCGCTCATAGAAACTAACCAGCAGATGACCTCGGGCGCGGGATATGGCGGCGGCGTGGCCGGCGGCCGCTATGGCTCTGTCGCCAAAGCGGACCCATTCTCCAAGATACTGGAGGACTTCCTGCTCTCCGGTGTGGGCGATAGCAACAAGCTCTTCGCCGCCAAGAACTACGCCGCCGCCAACCCCAACTTCGGCGGCGCGCAGGACTACCTCAAGAGCCTGCTGGGTGGCGGCGCTGGTGGTGGTGGCCTCTCTATGTCCATGCCCGACGTGCTGGCCCGGGCCTTCCCGAACATGGGAGCGGCGCAGGGCTGGCAGAGTGCATTCCAAAGCGTCCAGGGTCGCGAGGCCGGTGTAGAGGACGTGCGCAACAAGATGGCCGGTGACGCCTTCGCTGCCAAGTTCGGCCGCGGCCCGACAGACGAGGAATGGACAGCCCGCTACTATTCCAAGACCGGCGCATTCGAGGGGATGCAGGCGGAGGAAAGCAGCCTGGATAAGATGTTCGGGCCATCCGGCACGCTGGCAACGAAGCTGGACGAACAGAAGAAAGCCGAGGCGGAGAACTCCAAGAAGCTGCTGGAAGCATTCAACAGGGCAGGAGACAAGACCTACACGGTCGTGTTGGCTGGTACACGCATTACCGATTAGGGGGACCACATGGGCCTCTGGAAGCTGATCTATCCGGCAGAGCGCACGAACCTGGTGCTGAACCCGAGCGCGGAAGCGGCGGGCAACTACTCGGCGTTGGGCGCGTCTTGCACGGTCACGCGTTCGGCGTCGCTGGCCTATCGGGGCGTCTATTCCTACAAGATCGATACCGACGTGGCGGCGAATAGCGGCGTGGACCTGGCGATAAAGGCCGCTGCCAACGCCATCCACTACGTTGACTTC